CCCGTGTAGGGATCGACGAGCAATGCCATTTTCGTGCCGTCGAAACTCGTGAGCGATGAAATGGGCAGCTTGTGCGTGCCGAGCGTGCCCCAGCCCTTCGATCCAATCGTCAGGACCGCGATGATTTGCGCCACGGGATGAAACACCAGAAAATTTGCGAATTTGCCGGACGCAATGGTTTCGAGCTTCTGTTTTCGCAGCGGCGCTTGCTCCGGAGACATTCCTTCCGGGAGCCGGCTGTTTCCGAATTCATCCACCAGGTATGGATTTTCCACGGGCCGGTGATGATCGGGCACGTCCGGCATGGCCGCGAATCCGCGATGCAGCGGAAGCCGCGAGACAATTAAAAGATCGTTTTCGGGAATCGAGCGCGCGATCGTCGGACCCTTCTCCGGCCAGTAAAGACGGCGGCCCACGCCTTCCGCGTCTTCGAGCGGCATGCGGCAACCGGAATCCGGTTCGAAATAAATCGTTTCCAGAATGCCGAAGACGTTATAGCCGCGGCCAGGCCCGGCGGCCATGCGCTCGCGCTTGATCTTCAAGGAAAAATCGAGATCCTTCGCCGCGCCCATCACGATGTTCGCCTTGCTGATTCCGTTTTCGCTTCCTGCCAGCATCAGTTCACGATCCCCCTTGCTTCGACGTGATACGCGCCGCCGGCAATGAAAATCCTCGGCTGCGGTCCCCGGCAGTCGTACATCAGACGCGGCCTTACTCCTGTTTCCTCGCCGAAATTGTGCTCGTAGTTTGCGGCCACGCCGTTCACCTGCATTTTTCTGGCGCGATAAGCGATCAGGGTAGCCTCGCCCAAATCGATCAGTTGCTTCGAATTGTCCGTGCCTAGGTGCGTCAGTTGGCCGCGGGAAATCTTCTGGTCGCCGTCCACCAGATAAAGCTGAGTGCCTTCCACGTTCGAAGCCAGGCGGACTCCTTTTCCTTCGAAGTCCAGCGAACCCCATTTCCATCCGGTCGGGCGTTTCACTTGCAGTTCCAGAAGATCGCCGAGTTCGGCAAGCGTGATAGGGCGCGGCGTCGGTTCCTGAATCTCGTCAATGTGTTTTCCAGGTTCGCCGTGAAATTCTTCGTACGTTCGCGATGCGCCTTCCAGATCTGTTGAGCGCGAGGCTCCCGGTAAGGGGCGCTCGCGCGGTAAATCTGACGGATTCGCCATCATCACCACGAGCTCGGCGGGATTCGGCAAGCGGCATGGATTTTCCCGAACCGGATGAAGCACTTCGATCACGCGGCCCGATCCTTTTTCGCGGCGCCCGCGCGGAAAAGCAATGCGCACCACATGGCCGCCGCGCCGGACGGTCCTGACTTTTTCACCGCCGCGCAGCGAAGAAAGATGCTCGATTCTGTATCGGGAACTCATTTTCAATTATGCCGACTTCGCGTTATCTTCCTGTGCTGGCGCCTCTGCTTCTAGCTCTTTTTTTTTACCTTCTATTCCATCGAGCCGTGCGGTCAGAGCGGCAAGAGATTCGGTCAGTTCGTGCAATTTGCCTTCAAAGGATTCCAATCGCGGGGAAAAACTGTCCAGCTTTCCCTTCACATACTCGGCAAATTTGTCCAGATCATCTTTCGAAATATCAAAGATCGAATGAGCATTCTCTTCGTCGTCATCTTCATCAGCGAGCGTGAGCGTGTCCGGTGGCCGCGCCACGATTAGACAATGGCTGCGATGTCCCGGTTGATAGATCTTCACGTCCACGAGATTCTTTTTCACTTGCTCGGATTCGACGGTCCCGTGAACTTTCACTCCGTCGAGATTAAAAACTACCGAATCTCCGATTTTGATTTCTGACATAGAAGATCTCCTTTAGCGTTTTTTTCCGCCGGTCATGTTGTTTAGAAAAACGATTCCGCCGACCGCGAGCGCGATCCACAGCGCGTTTTGTTCGAGCCACGCCGTCGGATCGGTCACGGGCGACGTGGCCGCGGCGGATGCGCCGCTCGCCGTCGTTCCGGGCGAAACCACGGTCAACGACGATTGTTGAAGTCCGTTGTTCGTGATCTGATTCATCAGCGCATCGAGCACCGATTTCGCATCGCTGACGAGGTTGTTTCCGATGCTGTCCAGAATCGTGACGCTGAACGACGCATTGGAAACGAGCCCCGATGCGGACACGGTGGACGAAAGCAGGGAAAAACCGTGCGCGGGCAAAAGCGGCGAAAGCGCGGCGATAGCCTGCGAGGAAGTCGTCCATCCCGAAACAGGATTGTATTGCGCCGTGTACAGCATCGTGCTGCCGGGCGGAATCTGCGGCGCCGCAGCGGCAGGACTTCCCGGAGTTGCAAGAGGGGTAACGCTCGGCGTCGCTGGTGCCAAGGGCAGATTCGTCGCCGACGCGGAAGCGGGAATCGAAGCCGGAGCAAAAGTCACTCCGTACTGCGCATAAAGCTGCGCGAGCGTGACGTTTCCGTTAATCAGGTCTTCGATGTCCTGATCCGTGGCTCCCACGCTTCCCAAAAGTTGCAGGTCCGAATCCTGCGCCACGCCCGACTGTTCGGCGGCGGAAACCATGATCGCGGAAATATTTCCATAAGACGAAACGCCGAGCGCGCCGAGACCGGCAAAATTATTAGCGCCGGGCGCGTAGCCCATGTGCGCCACGTAGCCGAAGCGGTTCGATCCCGGCGCATACCCCATTCCGGGGCGAAGCTGCGGAGCGGGCGCTCTGTTCGGAAAAAGCATCAGCGTCTCTTCTTTCCACCGCCGAACATCATGGCGGCGATGATCGCCCCGGCCGCAAGGAGTGCTCCATTCGGCACGCCGGCAAAATAAGTTTCCGCGCCGAGCCAGGTAGTGAATTCGGTTATCGGATCGGTGCTCGCCGCGGCTGCGGCTGCGGACGTGGGACTCGCCGCGACAACCTGCGCGGCGGTGGGCGCGGGCGTTCCCGTGATCAGATCGCCTTGCGCGGCCAGCGCCGAACCTTGCGGCGTGAGCAAATTACCGTTCACGAGAAGCGAACCGGAGTTGTAAAGCGTTTGCGCGTCGGGCGTGAGATAACCCGTGTACCCGATATTCGTTTCGGGATCGGTGATTCCTGAAACGTATTGCGCCAAGGTCGCCGATGCCGGCGCGCTGGAACTCGACGAACTGGACGAGGACGCTGAGGACGATCCCCCGCTCGAGGAAGTTTCATTGGACGAAGCGGGCGGCGAAGAAACCGATGCCGATGCCGGAATTGTGGGCGGAGTCGGCGCCGGGGATGACGTTACAGCCGGCACGGGCGGCGGTGGCGCGAAGATGTGCGAAATCTCAATCGGCGCGCTCGGACGAGTTGTCGGCCCGACAATCGATCTGGTGAACGGATTGTTCGCAGCCAGCATTACCGTTTCTTCCCTCCCATGTTGGCGAGAACCATCACTCCAGCAATAAGTCCCACGGCAACCGCGGCATTCGGGATTCCGGGAAACAACGTGGACGCGCTCATCCAAGTTGTGAGCGAAGTAAGCGGATTCGTCGAGGGCGGAGCGGCGTACAAGTTTCCTGCATTCAAAAGCGCCTGGCCCTGAGCGGTCAGTTTTCCGGCGGCAGTAATGAGACTTCCCGTCGCATTGAGCGCCTGCGCTGCGGCCGTCAAATTGTTGGTCTGAATCGTGGAAGTCACGCCCGTATTCGGATCGGTGAGCGTCACCGTTCCCTGCGTCGGCGTCGTGTCCAGATTCGCCGTCGCGCTTCCCGTGGTCGCCGCCGTCACTTGCTGCGCCGTGGCGTACGGCACGCTTTGCCCGGTCTGGATGTTCGTGTACATCCCATCGCCATTGCTCACGAATTCACTGCCCACCGTGGGCGGATACATGGCCTCGACCGATGTGTTGACGGAAGTGGCGGGAGCGAGCGGGAGGCTCGTCAAGTCAGGAGTGGCGATCACCGGCGCGGGCGAAATCACGTTCGGATCGGTGAGCCCTCCGTAATCGTCCGTGGATACGGTATCGAATTCGGAATCGTCCTGGCCGAGTGCTCCAAGAAAACCGCGCATCCCGCACGAATGGCAGCCGTCCGGGCTCACAGTAAGATTCGGCAACGGCGAACTGAGCGGCGCGTACATCAGCGATGCCTCCCGCTGAAAATCCAGGCGAGCGCCAGAGCCCCGCCGGCGATTAGGAAAACGGAATTGGGGACGCCGGGAACGTACGTCGAAGGCTGTGCCATCCAGCTCATAAAATTCTGGAAAACGTCTGTGCTGGTGGTGGGAACCGGCGCGCTGGCAATGCCGAACGAAAATTGTCCGGCCGGGCCGATGGTAAGCGTTTCGGTGGGCGATTGTCCCAATCCGCGAAATCCGGGACGAAGCCCGGCGTCTACTTTCGTGCTCAACGGAGCATAGGCGCCGAGTCCGCGAACGAGCGTCATGTGCGTCCCGCCGCGAAGATTCGGATGCAATCCCGAAGTGTTTCTTGTACTCAGCCGGGCATATGCCATCAGAGCACCGCCCATGCGCCGAGTGCGGCAAGTGCGAGCCATCCCCATGCGGGAATCGCGGCGAGCCCTGACGAGGGGGCGGATGCGGGAGTCGCCGCGGTTGCCGGGGTTAGCGTCGGAAGTAGGGACGTGGCTTGTGACACGGGGACGGCGGGAGAAGTCGTTGCGGGCGTGGAAATCGAAAGCGCCGTCGTGGGCGTGGGCGTCGCGATGGACAAAGCGGATTGCGTGAGCGGCGCGGTTGCGGAGGCGGAGGCGGCCTGTTCGCCGGCCTGTTGTTCGGCGGCCAGGGCCTGATAGTTCGCCTGCCAGAAGAAAACCATGCCCAGGAGAACGACGCTCAATTCGCAATTCGAATTGCAGTAGGGAGAATCGTTGATCGACGTTCCCCCGCTCGGAATGTTTCCGGGACCGGAAACAGTTCCCGACGCGCCGCCCGCGGACATCACCTGCGAATAAATTTCCGGAAGCGCGGCGGCGGCGTTCGCGGGAGTCATCGTCCCGTTTTGCACGGCCTGCGCGATGAGCGCGAACGCGTTGTTCACGGCCGGCCAGACGCTGCATCCGAAATTCAAATCGCGTTTTACGGCGGCGGCGTGATGCGCAAAGATCAGATCGATCACCGCAATAATGACGCCCACGCCCATCGTGATCGCCCCGGCGATCGCTGCCGTGGTCGCGGCGATCACCGTCGTGGACGCGAGAATCCCGATTCCCGCCGAAGTCGTACCGAGCGCCAGCCCGCTCGCCGTCTGAAAAAGATTTACAGGCTGAGCGGCGATCCCTGAGCATTGCGGACCGAATCCGCCGGTCACGGGAATCTGCGCGGTTTGAATCGCGTTTTCTGCGTCCTGCAGCCAGGTCTGATCCTGGAACTGCGCCTCATTCAGATGTTTTCCGGAGTAAAGTTGTATTGCCTGTTGCAGGGCTGCGGAAGGAGTGAGTCCGGGCGAATCGCCCAGAAAACCGAGCCCGCGCAGATTCGGATGAAGTCCCGAAGTGTTTCTCGTGAGTAGCCGCGCGTACGCCATCGTCTATTCGCGCTCCCCTGTATCGCTCACGATTTCACCAACAAATAAAGAGCCAGCGCCGCGACGCCGAAAAGCAGAAGCGAGTTTTCTTCCTGTTGTTCGAGCTGCGCCGCGGTGGGAAGGCTGACCATGTTCGCGCCGCCCGGCCCGATCGCCGGCGTGAGCGCCGGTTGCACAAGCTGTCCGCCCACGGAAGTGAGATCGCTTCCCGCGCTTTGCAAAATCGAGGAAACGCTCGGCGTGAGCGAACCGAGCCCGCGCATTCCCGATAGCGCATAACCGGCCATCGACGAATCGCCGTTCGAATAATCGCCATGGGAACTATCGACCACGCTCCACCATTCGCGCCGGAAAAAATGTTTAGGCGCGACGCCGAACGAGGATCCCGGAGCGGCTGCGTCCAGGGGAATCCATTCGCCGTCAAGAAAAACTTCGACGTAGATGTGAGAAAACGCTTCGGGATTTCCGGGATCGGCCGCGATGGTCACGAATCGCGTTTCGTACCCGATGGTTCCGAGTAGCGCGGGAAGCACGTTTCCGTTGATGTCGTCGCAGTCCCCGGCCATCAGTTGCAAAAGTTCTCGCGTGGGACGCAGGGCTTCCTTCGTGACGGGATCGTTCACGAAATAAAATCCCTTGGCGAAATTGTAGATGGCCTGCACCTGGCCGAAGGAATCGTACGGCTGCACGCCCGCGTTGCGGATAATTTCGATGGCCGCGCGGTTGACGAAGGGATCTTTCCAGGCATCGTCCACGAGACGGCGCAGCATGGAAATGGTTTGCTCGGTGCCGCCGTCGCCCGAACCGAGCGGGACCGAATAAAGTAATCCAGGCGTTCCGTGAATCATGCGGGCGATCATGCGGGAAGTTTTCCGTTCCGCAAACTACATCGTGGATGGTTTCATCCGTTATTTCATCGGATGTAACGCTCGGATGCGTGCGTGACATCCCCTATTTTCGTGTGCTTTACTAGCTATCGCCTGGCAGGAACAAGAGGTTTTCTGAATGGCAACCATGACGCAGCCGGCCCCCGGAGTACGAGTAAAGAAAACGACGTTCACGGAAGTGGTGCCTGCCGAGGAGCGATCGCCGTTCGATGCGCAGCCCGCGCAGTTCTACGCGCGGGATTGGGAAACGGTAATGGCCGATCTAACCCCGGAGCAATGGAAAGAGCACAAAGTCCGCGTATATCGCGCGGATGAAAAATGGGATCGCAGTTCGTCGCCCGTGGACAATGTTTTTACCAGCGCCTTCACGGAAGAGGATATTCGAAACCGTTTCGGCGGCGGTAGATACGTTCTGTGGCTTTTGGGACCGCCGAAGCAGCATAACCTCGTCGGGAAATATCAGGTCACGCTTGACGGCCCTCCCCTTCTGAATGGAGTCCCGCGCAATCCCAATCCGGCCGATGGAGCGAACAATGTGGCCCTCGAAGCCATGCGTATGTACGCGAATCCCGAATTCATGCGCATGCAAATGCAGATGATGATGACGGCGGCGACGGAAGCGATGGGTTTAATCAGGAGCCAGATTCCCCAGGCACAGAATCCCCTGGAAACACTGCGAGCGGCAAAAGAAATTTTGGGGGGAAACCAATCGCAGGACAACGGACTGCTCGCGCATATCACCTTGCTGAAAGAACTCGGACTGCTCGGTTCCCCGGAGAAAAAAGGCATCACCGAAGTCTTGGAAACCCTGAACGCGTTCAAGACGGCCGGGCTGATTCCCAGCGCCGTGCAAAAAGTCGATCTGATGTCCACGTTCGCGAATAATTTGCCGATGATCGTGGACCGCTTTGTAAACGGTTTGCATGAATTCCGCCTGCAAGCGGAATCTCAGGAGCGCGCCGTTCGGCTTTCGCAGGGCCAGATGCGGGCAAACGATCCCGGCGTCATCACATTGGAATCTCCGTCCTCCACGCAGCCCTCCGCACAGTCTGCGGCGGTCCAGCCCGCATCCGCGCCCGCGGCGGGACAACAAACGGTTTCGCCGGAAACGGCGCAGTTCATCATCGCCCAATCCCATCTTCACCGGCTCGTTCAGGGAATCAAGCAGCCGAACTCCACCGGGCAGGATATGTACGATTATCTGGTGAACGCCTGGCCTGAAATCCTGGACGAACTCGCCAAGATGAGCAAAGAAACTCTTCTGGCCTTCTTCAAATCCCGCGAAGCCCAGATGCAATATTTCCAGTCCGCCGTGTTGCTGGAAGTAGCCGACGATCCGCGGCTCCCGAAAATGATCGAAGATTTTTTGCGCATCGCCAAAGAGAATTCCCAAGCGGAAACCGTTGCCAGTTCCGCTGCCGTCGTGTAGCTTGCCATGAATGTAACGAAGGGTGTACGCTTCCCGCGCGGTTGATAGGAGAACTTCCTCGATCAAGCTAGACGCGGGGCGCCTTCGGTGGTTCGACCATCGCGCCCCGTTTTTTTTTGCTTTCCCACAGTTTCCACAGCTTTCCCACAAACGCATTGCTCCACACGGCACATTTTTCCCGTTGGCTGTTGACTTCCCTTCCCTCGATTCATAGACTCCCATTCCGGTCGCCGATCGTCCTCGCAGCGGTTCACCCGCAAGGGTGATGAAAACGGATCGACCGGAGAACGGTTTTCCAAAAAACCTTGCCAGGCCAAGGAAAACCGTTCTCCTTATTTTTTGGTGCGGTTCCGGAAACATTCGCGGCCTGGCGGTCTGGCAAATGCAGAATCTACTTTCAAAAGATTCCCTTTTATCTAACGATCAAATCATTCGCGTTTTCCCTTATCGGACAGCGTTCACTCCAAATGATCCGCTCGCATTTGTCGGTTACCCTCCCTTTGCTGAATTTCGCCCCGCCGATCGGTACATTCCCGTGCGCATCAGCGTTTGTTTCAAATGGTGGAGACGGGACGCGGAATCGATGCGCGCAACATGGGCGAAATATTATGCGGATGTGAAAATCGGCGGTCCAGCTTACGGCGATCTTGGCGAAGAGTTTATTCCCGGCAGATTTCTAAAAACGGGATGCACGATCACATCGCGCGGCTGCGTCAAACATTGCGGATGGTGCCCGGAAAAAGATCGTGATTTGCGACAGCTCTGGCCAATTCATCCCGGATGGATCATCCAGGACAGTAATTTACTAGCGTGCAACGAACGGCATGTCCGAGCAGTTTTTGACATGCTGAGGGAACAGCCTCATGCTGCAAGATTTCCAGGCGGTTTAGATAAAGATTTTCTGCGGCCGTGGCATAGGAAATTATTTGATTCCATTCGAATAGACGAACTTTGGTTCGCTTGCGATCTGACTAGTGGACTTCCTGCACTGGAACGCGTCGCGGAATTGTTGAACGGCATTTCGCCGGACAAACTCCGCTGCTACACGATGATTGGATGGGATGAAAACGAATCGCTATTGACCGCGGAAAAGCGAATCGAAAGAGTGTTTGAATTGGGATTTCTTCCCTTTTGCCAACTGTATAAACCGGATGAGGGAGAAAAGATTTATTCCTCAGAGTGGAAAGCGGTTCAGCGTAAATGGGCTAGACCGGCGGCCTATCGAAAGTCACGGATCACGGATCACGAACCACGTACGACAGAGCTTTTCCAGTGACGCGCACCGCCGCAACGGGCGCCGCGCTCGCTCCCGAGCTCCCTAACAATATCGAAGCGGAGCGCGCCATCCTTGGCGGCATCCTTCTGCACAATCCCGCGCTGGAAACCGTCGCCGATAAACTGATCCCGGAAAACTTCTGGCACGTCAATCACCGCAAAATCTACGAAGCCATGCTTTCCCTGCACGAAGACGAACTCCCGATGGACGAAATCCACGTGATTGAATGGCTTTCCCAGGCGCAAACGCTCGATCTCGCCGGCGGCGCGGGATACATTTCCGCATTGACCGATGGACGCCCAAAAATCGAAAATCTCGGTTTCTATGCGGACATCGTGGCGGACAAAGCGCGCCGGCGCCATCTGATCAAGCAAACGGAATTTTTGCAGAAACGCTTGTGGGAAGGTTCGGCCAACAGCGAAGTTCTGGAAGATCAGTTTCGCGACACGGTAGCCGAGCTCGGCGCCGCCACAGGAAACGGCAACGGCAATGGCAACGGAAACGGGCACGTCGGCACTTCACTTCTGGAATTTCTCAAGATGGAGTTTCCCCCGCAAGAGCATCTGATCGAAGGACTGATTCCCCGCGGTGCGTCCGTGATGATCGTGGCCCTCCCGCATCGCATGAAAAGCTTTTTCACCACGGGCCTGGCCCTGGCCGCGAGCATCGCCACCGATAAAGCGATGGGCAAGCTGGAAGTGAAGCGTCCTGTCCGGACGATGCTCGTGCAAGTGGAAGATCCCGAGGAAGTCGTTCAGAAGCGCATCAAGGATTTTATTACCACGACGCAGTTCATGAATTGCAATCCGGACAACGTGTGGGTGGTGAAACGAAAAGATTTCACGGGCTTTACGCCACAATGGTGCAAGCGGCTCGTGAAACAGGCGATGGAGTTTAAGGCGGACATCATCGTGCTGGACGTTTTGCGGCGCATCTTCGAAGGCCACGGCGATCTGAACAGCCCCACGGACACCAGCAAATTCCTGGAAATGATCGACGCCATCCGGGATGTCACCGGCGCGGCGATTATTCTGGTACACCACGAAAACAAAAAAGACGCGGACCTGATGAACGCCGCGGCCGGCTCGTACAATTTCCCCGGTTGGGCGAACGTGATGATTCAGTTCAAACGAAAAACGATCACGGGAACGGTGTCCCATGTGGAAATCGAAGTCGATAACAAGCTTGGGCCGTCCGCCGAGCCCATGCGCATGATCTTGGATTTAGCCTCGCCTTATCCGGTGACCCTGCAATCACTGGAAGACGGCGAAGGACTGGCCGACGCGATCGAACAGATGGACTCCGAATGGAACATTCGAACGCTGATCGAAGTGATGGGAATTTCCAGAACGAGTGCGCAACGCCGCGTCAAGGAATGGCTGAATCGCGGCCTGATCCGAAAAATATCCGGCGGAAAAAAGGGCCGCGGCGGATTAGCGATCTACACCGCCGCAGCCCTTGGCGAATGATTTTTCTTCTTCCGCGGGCCCCATCAATTCCCTCTTTAGCATTTCCAAACGAATCACACTTTTGACGATTCGGTGCAGGTCATTGCCGAAAATTTTCTTCAAACGATCCCGCTCGTTTGCGGTGAACGAAATCCGCAAAACCCAGTGTTTTTTCCGGTAGTTTTTATCGAATTCCGCGCGTGGCGTTTTGGCTGGCATCGTCCCTCCATTCTGAGAATTATATCACGCGCTACGAGCACGTCAAATGCCCACCACCACAAGAAAAGCGAAACCCCTTTTTCTCGCGCCGCGCCTGTGGAGAGAGAGGGGGAGGCGGGCATTTAGAGCCTAATAGTAGCAGAATGAAAAGCTTACAAATGCCCACCCCCTATGGGCATTTGGGCTTTTTTGGGCATTTGTGGGCATTTAAATGGGCATTTGGCAAGTGCTTATCTATATGGCACTTAACCTCTTTTTCGGGGCTTATTGCCCGCGTTTCTCTCCCTCTCGGGGGGGGTGTGCGCACCGTGTAAGAATTATACGGAAAAAAGAGGGTGGCTGTGGAGAGCGCAGTTCACTATTTTCTCTTTCTTTCTTTCTGGCGCTCCACTGTAACATAATTAGAAAAATAACTATTGACAATCTATTTTACTAGTGCTATCCTGTCTCTGCCTGGCAATAGGAAAAAGAAAATGCCGATAGCGAAGACAAAGCAAAAAGTGATCGAGCGGTCGACGGGCGATTGGATGTACGTCACATTGCAGGCTCATCCGGAGGAAGTCGCAAAATGGCGCGAACTGGCAAAGGCCGACGATCGGTCGCTGTCCTGGTGGATTCGCGATGTACTGAATAAAACGGCCGGCGCGGCGGCGCCCGCTGCGAAAATGTCCGAAATCGGTGTGGAGAAAGCGTAGGTTTTTTTGTCATGGCAAACACAACGATCTGGGCGTGCATCAAGCGGTGGACCTGGAAACAATTTCTAAGGATCGGCCACGATCTTGTCTGGAAGGCCGACGAGTGGTTTCAACGCCAGGAAATTAAACTTCAAAAAGTGGGGGAAACGCATGAAGGCAACGATGGAGAGCACCAACAAGAAAGTGGTTCTGAACGGCCTGGAGTTCCGGGTGTGGGAGGGCACGACGGAGAAGGGAATTCCGTTCGTCGCATTGATGAACCGTTTGGAAACCGTCGATCCCGAAAGCAAGGGAATTTTCATCAAGGAACTGACGGCGGCGCAGAAGTCGCCGGAAACGAACACGTCCGGCGCGCTCGAGCGCCTCGGCGTCGCCTGACCGCGAAAGACTTTGACCGAAAGATGGGCATGATGCTGGCAAAGACTCGCCCCCCAATTCAGGCGTGAGGAATGGAAGCCCACGGCAGAGCGGTGCTGTATCGGATTCTGGTTCGATGCTCGGAGCAGTGGGCGGTGGCAACGGCGCGGGAGTACAAGGAAAACGTATCGCCCGATCTGGCAATGGAACCGTTCGAATCGCTGGCGTGGAAGGATGCCGCAAAAATTTGCAGCGCGCTCCGCTCCGGCTACCAGGCCCCGGCAAAATTTCGAAGAAAGGATTTCTAATTAAATGGAAAATCCGTCCAGAAACGCGTTGCGCGGCGCGGTGTTGTTTGTCTTGGGAATCGCCATCGGCATCAGCGCGGGCGCCATCAAGATCGAGCAATTACGCGACGAAGAGAAAACCGGCTTCGAATCGTATTCCCTCGCCAACGCGCGCAACCTGGCGCAGGCCGAAGATGAAAGGCGCGATCTGGAGACGTACTACATCCGGGAACTGAATTTTTACCGGCGGGCAGTGGGCGTGCGCTACATTCCGCCGTCGGACACGGATCGCGCCAGCGGAATGATTTGCGCGCAGCAATTCGGCACACCGGGCGGCGCGGGCTTCGGCGTGCGTTCCTGGAAGCCGCGCGAAGACGGCCGTTGCTACGACGAGGATGCTCCATAGGGGGATTGATGGTCGAACATGAAAACGAGCCGGCCTGGATTCGGGACAACCGCACGGCGGGTGTGGGCTTCGATCCGAAGCTGGACGAAAAACCGCATCACGAATGGATCGGCGAAATTTGCGCGGGCGAAAAATCCTACTGCGAACAATGCGGTGCCGAGTTTCCCCTCTGGCCCACAAAGGGATGGGCGGATCATCTGATGATGGAGCACAGCGACAATCTGACGATTCAAGCCCGCACCGGCACGTCGCTGATGTGTTCCGACGAGTTGAACGATGCGCAAGTAAATTTCTTTGCCATGATGTTTGCCTCGCGCGTGGGGATGCGCCGGCGCGCCTGGAAACTCGGCTACGCGGTGATGAAAGATGGCCCGCGCATCCTGCGTCCGGCGAATTGAGGAGAATATGAATCTTGGTCCTGCGGATAGCGCAAATGAACAACTGACAGCTTGGGACGCAGGGGAAACGATCTGGTCCATCGAAATGGGAGGCCTTGGCCCCGGATACGAGCAAGCGATTCAAGTGCTCGCAATCGAAATTGTTCGGGATGAAATCAGTAAACCTCTACCGGATAAACCGCCGAAAGATTGGGGAGATTTCACAGTCTCGCGAATTGATCGACTGGAAAATGGGCGATATTCTTGCGGCGGTTTTTCCGGAGCTCAAGTGGGTGCCGCGAAAAGTCTGGCATATAACTGGTTAAAACACGGTCCCAAACGAACACTGGAACTCTGCAATGACAAAGATCGTCACATTCAGGTATCGAACTTCTGGCCGCACGTCGCCAAAAAAATATGACGGATCAGGAAGAATTTCGTGCGCTGCTGAAACGGCTGTCCGAACTGGCCGACAAGATGGGCCAGCGGATCACCATCGTCATGCGCCGGAAACGCGACGCCGCCCCGGCGAAACCGCAGCAAAGAGAGCCGGGGGATGAATGAACGCTGAGAAGTTTCGAGAACTATTAAGAAAATTGTCGGCGTGCTCCGATGCCGTGGAATGGGCGAAAGGGAAATCGCTTGCCGAAGTGTGGGAGCAATGCGATCGCGCGGATTGGCTCCTGTGGCTATGTCAAAGAATGGTCGGGGAAAAGGGATGGCCGTCTCACGAAGAAATTGTTTTAGTAACGCGTGATATCGTCGAATCATGGCTCCATTTCTTTGAAGAGAAATATCCTGACGATCAACGGCCGCGCGAAGCGATTGAAGCGGCAAGGGCGTGGGCATTGTGTGATCCGCGCGATAAAGATAAAAAAGCCGCCGCCGCCGCTCGGCGAAACGCTTATATGAAAAAGATGAGGGAGGTTGCGAACGTAGTTCGCAAACGACTGAAAGTGCCGCAATGATCTTACTCGGCTTCGAAATCGGGACGGGAAAACGCGTGGAAATCCCGGAGACGGGACATCTGGCGTGGTTCGGCCAGACGCAGCTTTCCGGGAAGACGACGGCCCTTGAAGCCATCGCCTTTCGCGGCGAATTGCGCGCGGTGGCCTTCATCACCAAACAAGGCGAAGGCGGTTTCCTTACCGGCCGGATGATCCCGCCTTACTTCTCCGAGCCGACCAACGACGAAGAGCAACCGCTCTGGCGTTGGGTGAAGTCCATCCTGGAAGCGTCTCAACAGCGGAAAATGGTTCTTGAGGAATCGTGGATCATCCGGGCATGTGAAGATCCCCGCCAGGCGAAGACGCTGAAAGACGTTCACGAAAACATCAAATCCCTTCTATCGGGTGAAAAGGGCGAGAGATATACCGGAAAGCGGAAGGGAAATAAGACGGAAACGAAATGGCTCCGAAAGCCTGTAACCGGCATGAATGCTGGCATCTACACATCCTTAAAAGCGTACTTCGATATTGTGATGCCGCAGTTAGCCCGGCTCCCCTACACGAAAAAGCTAGAGCTCGGCCCCGGCCTGAACGTGATGGACCTGCGCGATTACGCGATGGAAACGCAGGCGCTCGTCATCCGATCCGTGATGGAGTGGGTGTACCAACATGAAAAAAATGTCCGCGTCATCGTCCCCGAAGCGCAAGATTTCGTCCCGCAAGGCAAAAACTCGCCCGTCAAAATGGCCTGCGAAACTCTGGTGCGTAAAGCTGGCGCCAATCGCAATTTCATGTGGCTCGACTCGCAAGACATGGCTGCCGTTGACAAATTTGCACTGCGAGCCTGCTCTATTGTGGGGATTGGGGTACAAACCGAAGGCCATGAGATCGACCGAAGTCTTGCTTCGCTGTTCACTCCAACACTTAGAGCCGTAGACATCGCCCGCCTGAAAATCGGGGAATTTTTCGTGCGCACGTCCGAAGCGCGCGTCTCGAAAGTGTACGTGATGCCCGCATGGATGGATTCCGAACTTCACGCCCAGGCCATCGCCAAAGGCGAGGAAACGGTTTCCAGCGCCCGCCTGATGCTGCGCGCATTCAAGGATTTTCGTAAATCGTTGGAGCCGTCGTCCCCGGCCCCGGCGCAGTTACTTCAAATGCTAACGGAGGACTCGCCCGGCGAGGGCGATCCGAAAGGGGACGAACATGAAACCACGGCTAGCGAACCGCGCGGAAAAGATTCTGAATCGCACGGACCTGACGTTCCACCAGAAGCGGGAGAAAATCATCGAAACGCTGCTGGCGGAGATTTCCGCGGAACAACAGAAAGCGAGGGAACCGAAGAAATGTGGCGCGAAAAATACGAAGCCCTTCAAGCGGAGCATAAGTGCCTGATCGAAGCGCACGACGCGCTCGCCGCGCGCGTCCGCGAACTGACGGCTCCCGGCAAAAATTCAAAGATCGAGCACGGCGTCGCGGTCCCTTCGAACGGCGACGATCGCCCCGCGCACTACGATCTGGATTTCATCTATCGGGAAGTGAAAGCGCGTGCGGCAAAAGATCCCGGCGTCCTGGAACTGCTCATGAAAAAACCGGAACTGCGCCTGAAAATCGAACGCCAAACCGTCGAGATGGACGATTCCACGATCATCGGCAAAATCGCTCGCCTGGTCCACGACGGCTATTTTTCCCAACCGAAAAACGGCCCCACGGTGCAGAAGGAATTAAAGCGCCGCGGCTGCGATCAGCCCACCACGAATCTGTACAAACCGCTGAACCGATTGACGGAAATGGGTTTTCTGACGCTCGAACCGGACGGTTTTCAGGCCGTCCCGGAAATGAAAGTGAACATCGCAAAGGCGTGACAGAGCATTTCCCTAAATCGACGCTGACCGCGACGGCCTGGTGCGCGAAATGTTCCCGCTCGACGGAACATCAAATCGACGATGGCCGTGTGGGCCGCTGCCTGGACGCCGCGCATCCCGCGCCGCCGCTCCCCAAGGCCGTGATCCCGAAACTCGATTTGCCGGATGATCCGGAGCAGAAGAAACTCTTCGATTCGTAAGATGGAGGGCACCGCATGAAACCATTTCTTCTCGGTAGCGCATTAGTCATGACGATCAACGTATGTGCGTTTATTCAAGCCGGTCGTTTGAAAGCAGCGATTGCGTGCTGCGTCGTGCTTTTGCTGGAAGTGATAACCGTCATTATTTTGGACGCAGAAGAAAAATGGCCAAAGATTCGCAAATAAGCGAACGCACCGTATTGTTTGAGGAAGAATGACCGACGCGCCGCCATATCACGGGCCGACGCCGGAAAATCCCGTCACGGAATGGGAATGCAAGTGCGGCTGCGTCTTCACGCACTGGAGCACGGACGGACGGAAAACTCCGAGGGATTGTCCAAGCTGCGGGACCGCGTTCGATCCCGCGTGGATCGTTCAGCACGTTGCGCCGCACACGAGGTACATCTGACGTATGAAGATCGCCGCATTCCTCGTGCTCGTATGGTCCCTGGCAATCGCGGTGCATCTTTTGTGCGAATCGTGGATCATCGCGACGCGCGGCTTTTCGTCTTTGAAAGAATGCCGCCGCTGGTGGTGCCCGCACGGACTTTTGAATCGGTGGAGATCATGACGGCAATCCTGAAAACCCTTCCGACACGTTTCGCACGCGGCCAATTAGAGAAATTCTTTGGCGCGGGCGATCAGGGTAACGAGCATTTCTGCGCATATTATTTCACGCTTGGACGCGGACGCCCGCAGCGCCCCGAACCTGTGACGCAGCTTTACTTCACGCACAGCGGGATCGTTCTGGGATTCTTTGCGATTAAGGAAATCGTGCAAAACAAGGGACAACTTCCTTTGCTCACCACGCTCGATGGCGATCCCTCGGAATGGCAAATCAAACCGGACAGGTGGGTTGCCGTTTGCCACGCGCCATTCCATCGGCTGAAAGAAAGGCTGTACCACACCGGATTTCAAGGCTGGCGATATTTCGATCTGAAAAGCTATAGGGCAAGTCTGGAATCGAAGGTACGTTTATGAGCGATGAATCTTGGATTTCCATCATAGACAGATTGCCGAAGGAAGGCGTCGAAGTTTTGACGAAGATCGACAACGAAAAAGGCTGCCGGAACATAACGACTTTGCGTCGGCAAGGTAATCTGTGGTTCTTTCCCGACATGAGTATGTACGTTTACTACACACCGACTCACTGGAAGGAAATTAGGGCGTGACATGGACATTCCACAAAACGCGATTGATATGATCGCCGAATTGACTATCGAGCGCGAGACACTGACCGAAGCCTTGCAGGACGTCCTGTGCTTTTACGATCGTGTGACGGGCGTCCTGCGGGGAGACGGCTGGACGGCGGCGGAAACCCTCCGACTGGCCGAAATCCGCGCCCTAGCGTACGGCCATCCCGCGGAGATGCCCGTTCCTGCGAATAGGGCGCCCGCTGACGGCCAAACGGCTCCAGCAAGCTATGCCAAGATGTCCGAGGGCCAGAAAACCCCGGAAATCGGCTCCTAAGACCGTGTTTCGTGATCCGTGGCCGGTGACCCGTGAAACCCTACTATTCTGAGGACGGCATCACGATCTATCATGGGGATTGTAGGGACGTGCTTCCGGGCCTCCAGGCGGACATGGTGTTGACCTCGCCGCCTTACGGTGGCATGCGGACTTATGAAGCGCTTAGGCCTGAGGAGTGGCTTGACGTTATCCCACATCTGTACCCGGTCTTGGGACCCGGGTCCGTATGTGTGTGGAACGTGTCTGATCAGACTATCGATGGGAGTGAGACGGGAACATCCTTCCGTCAGGCATTAAAGATGCTTGAGGTGGGCTTCAAACTTCATGACACAATGATTTATATTAAGGAAGGTGTTTCGTTTCCAGATGCAAACCGCTATCTGCCAGCATTCGAGTACATGTTTGTAGCGAGCAAGGGTTCGCCGCGAACTTTCATGCCCATCAGGGATCGCCTCAATAAGTATGCTTTCGACAGGATACATGGGACCAACCGCCAACAGGACGGTAGAACTACTCCGAAGAAGGGCCTCGAGGTAAAACGCACAGTGCCAGAGTACGGCTGGCGTTACAACTGGTGGCTTATCTCAAATCGCGAGGCGACGAATTCTGAGTCAGCTGGACATCCCGCCGTAATGCCGCGTCAGATGGCAATTGACCATATCCAGACATGGAGTGTCACACAGGAGTGCATTCTCGATCCTTTCATGGGCAGCGCCACGACTCTTCGGGCAGCAAAAGACTTAGGCCGTCGCGCCATCGGCATCGAGATCGAAGAAAAATATTGCGAGATTGCCGCGAAGCGGCTTGCACAAAAAGTTTTCACCTGGTGAATCTGATGCCTACGACAATGAAAGCCCTCACGCTTTGGCAACCGTGGGCGACGCTCATCGCTCTTGGCGAAAAGCGCATCGAAACCCGATGCTGGCAAACGTCCTATCGCGGCGAGCTCGCCATCTATGCCGCAAAAAAACTTCCGCCGCGATGGCTCGGCGCGTCCCTGCACGAAAACGAGTTTCAGAACGAACTTGCCGATTGTCTGAACGTCCGCCGGGATGATGTGGGATCGGCGATTCGCTGCATGCCGTTCGGCTGCATTGTGGCGATCGTTCGTCTCGTCGATATCGAACAAACCGATCAGGTGAGAGAAATAGTCTGCCAAAGGGAGCGGATCTTCGGAAACTACGAAGATGGCCGCTACGCCTGGCACCTGGAACTCGAAAAGCGTTTTGAATCTCCCATTCCCGCAAAAGGCAATCGTCTGCTGTGGAATTGGCCCGTTTCCTTCTAAATCCCAGGAAAACCTTCGTACTACGAAAAAGGTACTGGTACGCTATTCCGCCCGCCGCTCTCCCTTGCGATACTCGGTTCAGGCGAGGATAAAGACACAACACATGATCATCCGATGCGCATGGTGCAAGGGAACCATCAAAAACTTCCAGGGAGAAGGAACTCCGCAATGCTCGGACGGCATTTGCGCTCCCTGCCGCGAAAAATATTTTCCGGAGACGCTTCTCTCCGTCCGGGAAACCGCCGCGGCCGTGCTCGCCGAATCCCGCCAGGGAAGGGGACTCCGATGAGATTTTTCAAGTGCAGTTTAATCGCTGTGTTTGTCGCGCTGCCGTCTTTTGCGGCTGATCCGTCCGTCCTGCCGGACAAACCCGTTCCGGTGGAAAAGCCGCGCACGGCGGATCGCGAATTCCTGATCGAAGCCGGAAGTATGGGCGCGGCCTGGACGTTCGATGCGGTCACCACGCACGACGTTTTCGCCGCGAACGCGGGCTATCACGAAGTAGGCAACTTTTTCCCAGGATCGCGGTCCACGGCGAAAGTGATGGGCGCATGGGCGGCGGTGGACGTTGCCGCGGCGGTAGTCGCGTACGAATGGAAGGGCCACGTCAAGAACCGCTATTTGCATCCCCTATGGCGAGTTCCGATGGCGCTCCGCGCAACCGATCACGTCCAGGCGGGAATCGGCAATGTCAGACTGTTGGGAAATGTTCCTGCGGAGCCCTCGAGAACTTTGCCGGTACCGGCGAACCCGATCACGCGCTTTCCGTAAGCCTTCCCGGAAAGATCAAATTTTAGGCGGATTTATCTGGCGGAGTATTCAGAAACTGATGAAGTGCAAACGAACAATTATCACAGAGATCGGTGCCCACAACAGTTTCCCATCCTGATGGCAGTAATTTTGCGCGATCTTCCGGAAGACAAACATTCTCTAATCTTGCGCGGTCCTGACGCGAACACCGATCGCAAGTGAAGGTCAATGCCATTTCACGTTAAGCGGATTTCGCGATCGGCGCGGGACCCGGAGAAGAGGGAAGGGAAGCGGCCTTGGCCGCGGCGATCACCGTTTTCAGATCGGAAACGGTTTGCGTGTCCAGCGTCACATTCAGCGCATTCGCGCCCGCGGCTTCGCCCGCGTCTTCCACCACCTGCGCGGCGCCGTCCAGAAGTTTCATCGCCAGATTAAATGCCGTGGCCGATCCGGGAACGAACGCTTCGATCACCGGCGCGATTTTTCCCTCGTCGGCCGTGACCGTCGCTACGATGGCCGGCGCGTCGGCCGCCGTTTTCTCAAAGAAGCTTTTTACGGCATTGCCGGCTTTCGCCAGGTCCGAAACGATCGTTCCGAGTAGATTTGCCATGTCAGGAAGTCTCCCTTCCGGGAATGCTATCACATCACCATATTTTTCGGGGTTTTCGGTTTTCCCACAGCCCCTTTTGAACAACGGCCAGCGCATCGGTCCAGTGTTGGCAGAACACCGGCTCAAACGGCGAAAATGGGAATCGAACGCACCAGGACAATCCGATCTTTCGAACCGTTATTTTCACGGGTTTTTTGTGGCGGGTTTTTCATGTTCTTTCGCGGGAGTCGCGGGAGGCTTAGAAACTTCGTGAAAGGAAAGCGTGTTCGGATCGAACTGGACGGAATCTTCCGGCCAGCCATTTTCCTTTTCGACGGCTTTCACTTCGCCGTTGAACGCGGCGACGGCCTGTTGAAAATGCTCTTGCGCGAGCGCGAATCTGGATTGCTGGACTTCCAGCCTCAGCCTCTGATTCTCCGTCAGCTCGTAGCTTTTCTTGTCCTGTTTTTCCTGTGAAACGCCGATCTTCGCCATCCCTAAAACTGCGATCACGATGAAAACGGAAACCGTCCAGCCAATCCAAGCGCGCGATCTCATGGGTTCTCCCTCATGAACTTGGCAATTCGTTCGTTTAGAAATTTCAAGTAGTCTGTTGGTTTTAAGTCCATGAAATCCCGGCAAAAGGGTGATTCATGAGCTACGGCGCAAGCTTCGCTATCGACGAAAAACTTTTTCCCACACGGGCAAATTCCCTGTAAGTCGGCACTGAAATCGACAACTCGAGGTATTGGCATCATTTCACGCTCGTCGCGACCTGCGCGGCCGGTCCCGCGAAATCGCGTAAAAAGACTTTTATCATATTCCAGGTACCGCGCACAGGGGTTGTCTCCCGATGCACGAATGCGCGAATGTCGCCGCTCGTGGCGTCCAGGTTTCCGGCCACGCCGTCCACATGCGCGAGCGTCTCATGAATCGCCGGATCGGCCATCGTTTTCGACGCGGTTTCCATCGCGGCGCTGGCCGCCTGCGTGGCGCCGATGGACGCATCGATCTCCGGGCGCAGCGCATCGATCGTGCTGTCCACTTTCCCGGTTACGTCGGAGAGATCGCGCGCGGCGGTCCCTTCGAGCGCCGCCGTCGCATCTAAGCTGGTAGCCAGTTTCGGCAGGAGAACATTATTCAAAGATTCATCGGTGCGCACGATCGTCAACCGCAGCGCGGCCATCGTCTTATACGTTTCCAAGCTCGTCTTGTTCCAATACGCGCGTTGCTCGGCGGCGGCGAGTTTTGCCTGTTCGCCGGCGTCTCTGGCGCTGGCGGCCGCGTCCCGCAGATTTTGCATAGCCTGGTTCGTAGTAATAACGAGCGATGTCGTGGGGACCGTCAAGGCGTCGATTTTCAGGGACAGCTTGTACAGGAAAATCAGAATCCCGATCGCGAGAGCGACAATCGAGAGAGTTTTCAGGGCGTCTGCGGTCTGCGGCTTCATCCATTACATTCCGACGCGCAAGTCTTTCCCGGTTAAATCGCTCAAAAGTTTCCGAAGCGTGGAGATCGTTTCGGCCATCGTGTCCGGCCCCTTGAAAATCATTTTCGAACGGATGTAGGTTGAGGGAGTGATTCCCAATCTTTTGCAGGTATCGTGAAGGCTGAGATATTCGGGAAGCGTGACGCGCACTCCGATCACTTTTAAGCGTTGAAATCGTTTTTCGCGCCGCTTCATTGGTTCAGTACCATCATAAGAATCCATTCCACCAGGCCCCAAACGTAAACCGCCGCGATGGCCGACGCCGCTGCCACGGCCAGCCCAAAAACCGCGCCAGCAAACAACATAAAGGCCATCCGAAAATAATGGCGAACAGCATCCCAAAGAGAACCCAGGGAAGCGTCAGTTTGACAAACAAGGACATCGCTAGACCCATTTCCCGGAAACAAGCTGCTCTGCGAGTCGCTTGGCACGGTCGCCCACTTCCTCGGCCCACACCGAATCGAGCATTTCGTGGGAAGCCGTTTCCCAATCCCCATGCGCCGCCGCGGACAGTAGCTCCGAAAATTTTTCCAGGCCGTTGAATCCCAGATTGAAGGCCATGTTGACGAACACGGACTGGCGTATGGGATCTAAATTTACGAACCACGGAAGCCGCGCGACGAGCGTTTCCGTGGTTTCCGTGATGTCGTTCTGGAGAAGCATTTCAATTTCGAAGTCGGAGATGCCGCGATCCGTCAGATTCCTGCCCACGCCGATCGTGATTTTCCCGCCCTTATCGGCATAAGGGAAATTGCGAAATCCTTCGTCGCGGCGAAGCTGCGAGGTAATGTCAGTGGGAGTTTTCTCTGGCATAAATTGGGAGTCCCGCGCGCCGGGCGAAGCGATTTAGTACCGGGCACGATTCAGAAGGGCCGCGGTCCCACATGCGGAACGCGCCCATCTTTATCACATCGCGCGCTTCCCTCAAAACGGAAAATGTTTTTCCTTGAATGTTCACGCCGTAGCTTGCCGGATATAAGATCGGATCGATCACAGCGTGTACAGTTTCCTGCACGGTTTTCTTACGTTTTCGCGCAAGAGAACGTCCCGCACTGCGGATTGGCTCACTCCGAAGCGTTTGGCGATCACCGTGGGCGTCAGTAAATCGATGGAGTACAGGCGAATCACTTTCTTCGTCTCTTCGGGCGTCAGTACGCGTTTTCTGCCGGACAGGTTGGGTGAATTTGCGATCATTCCAGAAAACTCCACAGTGCGATTCCCGCCAGAAGTGCCGCGGCGATCCAGATATAGGAAGTCGTGTCCATTCCTTGCGGAACGAGCGACGCAGCAGCCGTTTCCAGCGTGCCGGTTGCGTCGGTCGCGTCGGCGGTAAGTCCGGGAACCGAGATAACGGGCGCGACGGGCGAAGGAGCCGCTGCGGCGCCCATGTAGACTTCATAGGCTCCCGAACCGTACGTCGCCCAGGGAGAGAAGCCCCCGGCGTTCAGGTAAATTTCATAGGCGTCGTTAGCGTTGGTCTGGGGATCGTACAGATTGTCCGAAGCGTATTCGGGATGCGCTTTCAGGTAAATCTGCCAGAGTCCGTACGATCCCTGGCCGGGCGGCGTTCCCCCGGCCGCGCCGGTTTCGGGATTGTAGACGTTAGGATTTCCTGAACTTTCGGCCAGGGCGATCGCTACGGCGGTTTGCAGATCGCTGCCGTCGAAGCCGGCGGTCTGGGCATAGTAGGCAATCTGCGTCGGCGTGAGAATCGTCGCGTTGGGAACCTGAGCCATCAATCATCTTCCCATTCCGGGATTTCGTCGATCTCTTCTATTTCCTCGATCACTGTGTTGCGTTCGAGTGCCGGGCCGAAAGCTGCGCATCCCGCGCCGTGTTTGTCTCGCAGTTTCTCGCACTCAGCAAGCGTATCGCCAAAGAAGACGTGCCGGACGCGAATCGTCCCGTCCGATTCCAATTTGTCAACGGTGAGACTGATCGGCATTATTTTCCTGCGCTCATTACGTGAGGTAACCGAGTTGCCGTTCCGAATTCGAAAATCCATTCCTTGAACGGCATCCGCGTCAAGCGGTCCAGTTTCAGCGCAGAAAGCCCCGCGCGAGTGTCTTTCAGTTTCTGCGCGACGGGTTTCATGTGCGTGTGCCACACATACAATCCCGGATCGCCGGTTTCCTTTTGCACTTCCAGCGCCGTTTTGAATTTCAAACCGAAGCGAGCGATGTTTCTTGAAAGAACATAATCGTCGATCAGGTGGGACGGTTCGATTCCGGCGTCGATTTCCTTCTGGACCGGGCGAATGTTTTTCACGGCGTCGGAGATGGATAAATCTTCGAGGGGATGCCACAGATCGATGCACCAGTCGCTTGCCGCGGCAAACCAGTTGCACGAGCCGATGTGCCGGCCGTCGCGCCGGAAGAAATCGTCATACTTCCAGCGGTTTCCTCCGTGATCCTGCGTGAAATGGAGCACCGTATCCTTGCCGATGCGCTCCGTCACGTCGAACAGGTCCGGAAAAAGGATCGCGTCGGAATCCACGTACACGTTCCAATCCCTTCCCCGGCCGAGGTAGAAAATTTGCAGTTTTTCGTACACCACGGGCATTTCAGGGAAACGGCGCTCGTTGATGATGCGGAAGTCGGCGCCCATTTTTTCGGCGTAGGCGAGCAACAGAGGGTATGTGAGTTCGCACAGGTCGGGCGCATAGTTTCCGATGTTGAGCGTCCAGAGCGTTTTTCGCACGGTCATTTTCCCCAATCCGTAGGCTTTAATCCCGCCGCCCATCCGATTCCTGCGCGGTTCTGCGCTTCGGTGATGACGGCTTCGCGGAGCGGCGCGGGAAGAGTTCCTATCGCCCATCCGATCCGCACCACTTTTTCGGCGGGCGTGGCATGCTCGTGCGTCGAATCCAGAATTTCGCGGATTTGTCGGAGCACGTCGGCGAGTTCAGCGGTGTAGTCCGGCTTGGGCATGGTTTTCTGGAAACCCTTTCTATCCTATCGCCGCAGAACATTCAAGAGAGCCGCGTCGCCGAGCAGAAACGCGAGCAGTCCGGTCCACAGCATGATTTTCCCCACTTCCTGCATCTTGGCGTCCTTGGACAGAATCCAGATAAAAAGCCCGACGATTGCGACGAGTAAACTCAGATAGATAATCATGGTTCTCCTTTGCGTTTTACTTGGCCGGCGGTGCCGGCGTATCCGGCGATTTCGGAACGGGCGGCGCGGCGGAGGGCTGCGCGCCGTACAGTTTCATGAACACGCTGCGAATGTTCAGCGAACCGTAGTAGCTCACGAGGTCCAGAAATTTGTTGTACGCGGGAGACGAAAACGTCTCCCTCGGCGGAGCCAGGACGTAGATCGCGTTCCAGAAGAAGGCCCAGTAGGCGATCACGTCTCCGATCAGTTTCGGTGTGAATTTAATGTGCATCTAGTCTGCCTTTCTTACCGCAAAAGCTCCCCTTCTTTAATCGCTCTCGCCGAGCGAGCCGGGGACTTTTGCTCTGTGGCGCTAATCGCGCCATGCGTCCTCGCGTAGCAGCTTCGCGTGTTGCTTGGCTTCCTCGATCGTGGCCGAGGTTTCAATTTGCGTGGCAATCATGTGCTTCCATCGCCGCTCGGCTTTTCGTTCGTTGTCCCGCATAATTCCGCCGACTCGATTCACGTCCAGAAGCGCTTTCTGGACTTTGGCTCCCATCGTGGCCCAGGCCATGCCCGCGCCGAACACGACTCCCAGAAAACCCCACAGAAAACCGATCACGTATCCTCGCCCTTCTTTCCCTTAATCGGGAGTATGGAGGGGCAATTCGCTTCCTTAGCCAAGGAACTTTTATGCGTGCGGGACTCGTAAATCTTCATGAAATCCTGATGTTCGCGTTCCCGCACGGCGTCCCGGATTTCGAACATCGCTTCCACCAGATCATCGAAGTGTCCGCAGCACATCCTGAGAGAACCCCACATATGCGGAGCGGGTTTGCCGCAGACGTGGCCGATTCTGTCGTGAAACCCGCAAATTGGCACATCCATCCGTGGCCCCCATGTTCCCCGTCTCCATTCCTACTGGATCATGCTTGTTCCGGGAAAGATCGTTGTCCCCGGTCCTATCGTGCTTGCGACACTCGCGCAACCCATCGTCACCAGTCCCGCAGGCAAATTCACATTGCACAGCCATTGCGGGAAAAGCGGATCGAACACGCTTCCCGAAATTGGAGCCTGATAGCCGTAGGTTTTTGCCGTCGCCGCAGTAGGCGTGAAGTTGGCAATCACAGTTGCCATGCATGCCGGAACGCTGGCGGAGCTCCCACAAGACGGCGCAGATGGTTCCGTCGTACTCACGAAGTTAGGATTCGTTCCAGTGACATTGCCTGGCCCAGAGGTAAATCCTGTGTTGCCGGACGCATAAATGTTATTGCCGGCAGCGCTGTACAGAAAGTCATTCGCCACGATCACAGTCGAAAATGAGTCAATCACTCCCACCGCATACTGAGAAACGGAGTTGCATCCGGTGCTGCCTCGCGTTTGCACAAGGTTGTTGAGAAATTGAACCAGGTAAGAATCCAGAATTTCGAAGTCTTGGCACGGATTGAAAGCTGATGAAGTGAACGTCCCGTCGTTCACGATGGTGTTGTATTCGATCAAAATTGTTGCATTCGTATTGCCGCTTCCGCCCACGCCGATTCCAGCATTCCCGTTGTACATTGCAAGATTGTTTTTGACGACGATCTGACCGGAATAGATCGGAGTTCCACCGCCTTGCCCATCGTTGATCGAATCCAGAAACAAACCGTTTCCGTCGTAGCAGAAACTTCCGCAAGAGCTTGGACTGACATTCCCCCAACTGAAATTTCCATCCATGAAAAGGTGAGTGCCCGGAGAACTATCAAAATTGAGAGGCTGGTAAAAATCGAAGCCGGAGTATCCTCCGCTGTTCGATTGAGCCGTGTTGAACGCGATGTCTCCCACGAATACCACGTAATCAAATGTCGCCGTGGATGAGTACTGCGATGCGTTAAAGCCTCCGGCCTGGCCTCCGTTGCAGATGTCGTTCGCCAGAACAATGTGATGGATGATCGTGTTGCTTTTCCCGTAAGGTTGAACCGAAAAACAGACACCGAAGGTATCGGCATTGGTGACGGTTACTTCGAATCCCTGAACGCCCCAATAGCTCGTATCCATTCCAAAACCATTGACGGAGGATGCGGAAACTTTGCAGGCATCGAATGTTGCACACTCGACCCATGCCACGTTATTCGCGGCGGAGCATGTTACCGTTCCCCATTCTCCGAACGCAAAGCTGAATTCGGAATAGGTTCCAGATGCCGCCATCAGTACATCGCCGCAGTTGACCGCGTGTTTGGGAGTCGCCCACGGCGTTCCCGAACTTGTTCCGTTATTGGAATCGTTCCCGGACGGAGAAATGTAGTACGTAGCGCCCATGACGGGCTGCGAAAGAGCCGTTAGACAAATCAAAATTAGAAAGATCGGTTTCATTTTATGGCCCGCATCTAAAAACCACGATCGTTGTGAGCGCCGTCACCGGCAAACCAGCAAACGTAAAGACAGGAGCGGTGGACGAAAGAGTGGTGTTGTTGAAAAGAATTCCGGTTCCTGACAGGCCCGTAATTGTCCCTCCGACCAAATTGGCCGTGCAAACAGTGGTTGCCGCACCAATCGCCGTCGGGAGCGTCCATGTAACCGTCGCGCCCGTGGCCTGTCCCGTCCCGCTCGAGGTAATTGTGATCTGACACGTCTGAGAGAAACCCTCAGCGCCGGAAACGGAGGCTGTGCTGCCCCATCCTGCGGATAAAGCAAAATTTCCATTGGCGCAGCCCGTACCGCCATTCGAAACGAATAGGGCACCACGCATCTTTCCGGCAATATTTCCGACGGCGCCTGTCCCTACATCGACGACTCCGGCAGCATCACGCGATAAGCCGGTATCTATAGCGAAACCCGAGGAGTAGAAATCGAATCCGATGTTTGGATAGGCGATCAGGCCGCCTAGAGAACTGCTTGCGAGTGCAGTTCCCCCGCTGCCACCATTTAAGAGCAGTGCACCGCCGTTGTACGCTACGCCCAGGTTGGCAATGGTCGTCCCTGCGAATCCGTAACCGCTGCTACTTGCCGCAGGGACTGTAAGATTGTTAGATAAGGCGATGGGATTCGTGGCCGTGCCCGCCACAGCCGGCCATGTGATTGTTGCTGTACCGCTCGTGGATCCTGCGCCCGTAATCACGCAGCTTGTGGTTCCCGCGATGCCGCACTGTTCCGCTGTCAAAAAGGCATTCGACCAATACTCGCTTGCGCTGCCGAGCGCGATGGAGTTCGTGGGCCCCGGCAAAAGAGCCGCGTTGATTGCTACCGCCGCCAGATTCGATAGCGCCGTGTTGGCTCCCGTACCGGCGGGAGTGGACCAGGTGCAGGCGGAAATCGTGCTCACGGGCGCGGCGCACGTCAGGTAGTTTCCGGCGGGCGCGGTTGCGGATAGTTGGCCGTAGTAGGAAGTGAACGATGCCGAGTTTGGGCCTATGAATCCGACGTAGTTTGAGGCGGGAAGCGATGAGGGAATGGTTGTATTTCCGATGAAAGCGACTCCGCCGGCGTTTACGCCATTGGACGGAACCGCGATGCCGCCAGAACCGGCATAGGAAAGAGTCGTCCCATTATCGGTCAGAAGCGATTGAGTAAAAGTGCAAACCGTGGTCGCCGTTACGCACTTCCCGAACGTGTTCGTAGTGAGCACCGTGGCTGGAAAATCGAATGTATTCGTAGTCGTTGCGACGCTGCTCAGTACGGTGTGCGCCACGCCCGCCACGCTCGCGAGTTGCAGTACGGCGGCGTATACTCCGTCCGATCCCAGAAGTACCGGGCCGCCCTGGACGTTGATCGCGATGCCTGGCGCGGTCTGCGGTTCGATCAGGATGGCGTTGCAATTCGTGGCCGCCACAGTGAACGCCATGCACTGATCCTGAAAATCGAGGCCATTTTGCTGCGTCACAGCGCTCACATAAGGCGGCGTATCGAAGAGAATGTCCGTGGACGTTGTGACGGTCCCGGTGGACGCCGTGCTGTTGTTCATTTCGATGCCAAGCAGCACGGTTGTCGTGGCCGAAGTATTGGACTGCGCCTCTATTTCCAAGCCGATTGCTTCATCCACGGTATTCGACGGCGAAGCCCCAAATCCCGCGTTAGCAACTATATTCGCAGCCAGCGCGCTCATCCCCGCCGCGTTCGTTCCTGTGGCGAAGTTCGCCGCCTGCGAGCCGGCCGCCGTCTCAAAATCATATGCATTGAATGGCGCGGGATAGGGCGCGGCCAGCGGATCGGTGCCGTTCGTTCCCCCCGAAACTATCGTCTTCCCCCACAGGTTGTTATTCACCGCGTCCCAGATCAGGTTTGGCCCGCAGGTAAGATTTTCCGGCGTGCCGTTTTCGTAGGCCACGCCGCCCGTCGTCGAGCAGGAAACAATCGTGCCGCCGCCGGCCGCGAAATTCGTCAGTTTTGGCGCGAGGGCGTTCAGTTGCGTGCTGATGTTTACCGGAGAACTGCCGCTGATGATCGTTCCCGTGCTGGTGTAAGTGAAAGTCTGCCCGCCCGTGCCGAGGGGAGCGGGGATGCCGCCGGGATTGGAATTGACGGTGATGAGCCATTGCGGGCTGCCGGGAGTGATGAGCGTCACGTCGCCGAAATTCGCGGAAAAATGGCCGTTTCCGTCCAGCGTCACGGGACCGATCTGCCCGGCATACGGCTGCCCGCTCAGGCGATATCCGGTCGACGAGCCGGGCACGAGGACGGCGCTCAATGTGCCGTTCGCGTAGGGAATGCCGTTCGGATCGACGACGGTCCCGGTCACTTGCGTGAACTGCGCGCGCGCGTCTTGTGGAAAAAGAGCTAAGAAAAGAAACGCCCCGGCAAGTACCAGGGCGATTTTTACCGAACCAAATTTTCGCATTGTTTTTCCCTTTGTCCGTCGTCTCCTGCGCACTCGATGTGCGCAAATACGGACCGCACTTCCCTTCCCTACTGACTCGAAACTGTGATGTCCATCGTCGCGCTGGCCTTCACGCAAATCCCATTTGCAAAAAAAGTGTCATAGATTTCCGGAGCGGATGGAAACGTCGATGTCGCCGTGATGACGGAGACTATGCTCGTGATTGGCGTAGCCGTGCAAGACGCTGGTGCAAGATCGAAAAGCGTAACTGTCCCGGCCGCGGGAGTCCCGATCACGACGCTATGAACGACGCCGGAACCGATCTTGACCACAGTAGCCGTAGTTCCCGTGATGTGCGTATAGTTCGTCTGCCCCTTGAATCCAGGTTGCAGAAAGATATAATCTAGCGAAAAGGTGTCCGCAGTTGCTCCCCCCGAAACGTACGTCACACTGACAATCGGGCAAGCTGTGTCGGCGACGGGAATGATCTGAAGCGTTGCCGTAGTGAGATAGAAATTGTGGCCCGTCGTTGTGGCCGTCCCGTTTGAACCGACGCACCCGATTCCAATTTCCGAGCCGGATGGTCCGGCTCCCGGAGCGTACGAAAACGTCAGCAGACCTAATGTACTGCCATAAGGAGATTGAAAGTTTGCGCTAACTCCCGCGTTTGCCGGTGCCCCTTGAGCAATGCTTTTGTCTTCCTGCGTAAGTTGAGCACCGCCGACGTTTAAGGGAGTGGAGCTGGCCGATGTGCCGCTGTAGCTTAAAATGAAAGTGCCTGTCGTCGCGGGAAAGCAAAGCACCTGAACTTCAATTTGAGGATAGTATCCATTCGCCACGAGTACCGGATTATCCCCAACAGAGGGAGCGCCAATCGTTCCCGTGTCTGAAATTAAGTACGGCGCACCGGAACTATCCAGCCCGAAAATCTGTACGGCGATGGATGTCACACTCATTGTTTTAAATGCGACGTTGTGTTGCGTCTGATTTCGATTGTTGACCGTGAAAGTCTGCGTAGAGCCTGTGCAGGCGGTCCCCGATGGTGCGAGAACTTGCTGTGAGGGCTCAACAGTGACCGGCGTTTGCGCGTGCGCTGGCAGAGCGCACAACGCGAGTAAAAAAACAGCCGCGCCGGTCAATTTCCGCAGCCGTTTTTTCAGCGACGGAATGAATTGCCGCGGCGTCTTCCGATTCGCGAGCGCTTTTCGCAAACCCTGAATTTGCTTCGCCTTCGGGATGTTCAATTTACGCGGCACTGAAAAACCTCAATGTGAAATAGATTGCACACGCTACCAGGCGTTCGATTCGTCGCGCGCGTCCCACTGATCGTCCCACGTCCGCGGATAGAAATAGCCGCCGAGCAGCGCGCCGACTTCTTCTCCGCTGGCCGGGAGCGCGTTGTTTCGAAAAACCCAGGCGATCACGTCATTCTCAAAAATGCGAATCCCGGAAATCCGCACCGGAGCGTTGACGAGACCGTATGACGCGATGATGTTTTGATAATTGCGCTCGGCGAAACCGCCGGTATTCACTCCCGCGCCCGGATTTCTGACGATCTGCCAGACCGCATCCCCGGAAAAATCGTTCCACGCTCCGCCCACGACGACGTTTGCGATGTAATTCAAAACTCCGTTCCGGCCAGGCGGACAAGTGATGGAAACCACGGTGGAAAAATTCGTCGCCGAAATGGCAGGCATGACGATCCCGCCTGCCTGATGAAACGATTCCGAGTCGGGAGGTTCGATCAGCCACGGCGCGGAAATCAGCCGCGTGGACCGCTGAATTTGTTGAAGCACATCCTGGACGCTGGAAATCGCGTCGATCGTGGGATCGCCGGATTCGGCCGGCGCAGCGGGCGGACGCATCAGGATGCGATTCGGAATGTTTCTGTCCGCGTAGCGCGCGTACGGCCAGGTAGTTTGCTCGATCGAGGACGCGGCTGCGTTCGTCACGTTCGGCTGCCCGGAAACCGCCGATGGTCCAGTAGGATTTCTTGAATATGCCATTTGTCTTCTTTGCCGCGAAAATTCCCCTTACCGGGGACTTTCGCTATGCGGCGCTAAGAGCGCCACCAGTTCGAATAACCCCACAGCGCGATGTCCACCGTGTTCGAAAGCGTGCCGCTCAAATTCTGCACGCGGCAATTCACCGGAGATCCCGCGGCGATGAAGTGCGGGATTTTATGCAGGCCGGGCTCCTGCGCGTTGGCCGCGCCGTTGCCCCGGTTCTGCGCGTATTTCGAATATTTGTAGGTTTGCTGATCTTCGTACACCTGCAAACGGATGGAGCCGGTCCCCGCGATCGTGACCGTTTCATGGCTGAGAATCGCAATGAGCCAGAAATCCTCGGAAACCGTGACGCGCGTAAGTTGTGTTTCCGCCGCGGCGAGCGTGAGTTCCGGAAATTCGTACCAGTAGATATGCGCGTGTTCGAGCGAAAGCCGCGCCCATTGCGGCGGAACCCATCCCGCCGAAATCATTTTTCTGCGATTCTGCCACGCACCTAGCGTGGGATTTAATCGCACGCCGGGAACGCGGCCTTGAGTCCACGGGTTTATCACTGAGAAGCTCTCCACATCTGTCCGTTGAATTCAGGACGGAAGCAGCTTTTCGCATATTTGCGGAAGCTGCATCTTTTCGGAGCGTTCCACCAAATCCACAGTCCAATCGGATTCAACAACATCCGAAGTCCCGTGTACCACGGCATTTGAAATTCCATTCCTGCATACTCCTGCATGAAACTGCATAAGCGCGCCCGCGCGCCGAAGTCCAGCGTATTTAGCTGGACGACGGCGCGGCGCCGAGTTGCGCCGCTTCCGCCGCGGGGTACAGCTTGTAGCCCCAGAAATCGATTTGAATGCTGTTCGCGCTGCCGCTGGAATCCACCGTCGTCACCTGATATACGCGCTTTTTCGGCATCAGTTGCGGGATCAGCCCGGCAGGGAACGGCAGTTGCGCCGTGCCCACGAAGTTATTGAAATTCACCGGCGCGCTCTGCCAGGCGAGCCCCCCCGCGCCCCCTTCGGTGACCTGCACGGTGGCGGACGTGGACGTGGCCGTGCCCATCAGCATCAGTAATTGAAAATCCGCGTCGCTGTCGATTTGCAGCGTCGAATTCTTCGTGTCGTTCCCCGCATGCGTGTTGTTCACGATGTAGTGGAACAGTTTGGCGATATAGAGATTCCCGCCGAGTTCCTGAAGCTGCGGATCGTTCATCAACTGGTTCAGTTGATCCTGCGAGAGTCCCGACGGTCCCGCAGCCATGTTCATCACCGAGGGCAATCGCTTCGCAAATTCCAGAGCGAATTCGTCTAAATCAAGAACTGTCTTCACTTTTGAAATGTCCACGGTGAATCCTTCCCTTTCGTCTCAAGCCTGAGTCATGCGTGCGGGCCGCGGCGCCTTCGCGCTTACGGCCCGCGATAGAGGTTTTTCCTCGGCATCCGCGCATCGAATGTCGAAGAGGTCCGCACGCTTCTACAGAACGGCCCGCGCCTTCTGCCCTTCCAGGTAAATCCACGCGTTGATGCCGGTGCCGATGGGCACGGTGGCATTGTTGTTCGTCGTGAAACCCGTGGCTTGCGCCCAGGCCGCCTGCGTCGGATCGACGACGACCTTGAACGCCTGTTGCTGGGCGATCAAAATGCCGTCGATGTTCGGGAACTGATCGACGCCGGGAGTGCCGTCGCATCCGGGATCGGTCAAGCGGAATCCCTGATGTTCGGACGGAAGCCCGTTGCCGACCGGCCCGATGATCGTGTTCGCCGCGGTCGCCCCGAATTGCTGCGCCCAGATGCCGCCGCCGGCCGGAAGCTTCAGGAAGTGAGCCACAACGAAGAACGATTTCGTGCTGATGAAAAAGTTCACGATGGTCTGCGACCCGAACTTGATGGCGTCGGTCTGGTTGCACAGGTTGTCCAGGATGGCCGTGATGCCCCTGACGAGCATGCGTTCCGGCGCTTGAAGCTGCGAGGATTGCTGCATGCTTGTCATTTGCAGGGTTTTCGTAACGGTCGCGCCGCCGGAAATGGTGAACGGGTTATTCTGCGGAATCGAGAACAGCGTCTGAGATGTGACCGCCGTCGAAACCGCGACCCCGTAATAATCCCATTCCGGTTGCACGACGAAATCGCCGAGTCCCGCCGCCAGCATATTTTTCACCCGGAAGCGAGGCCGTCCGATTTCATGAGCCGAAATCTCCTGCAAGTGGGAAAAGCATTGTGCATTTAAGTGTTTCATTTTTCGGTTTCTCCTTTCTCCCGCCAAAGGCGGAGACGTTAACCATTTCCGCGATGTCACGGAAATGGTCCCTACGAAACATATTTGCTGTAACCGCGTCCGCGGCCGATCATTCCCATCGCAGCGGCAGCGGCTGCGGATGGAGCGGCGGCGGTTTTCGAGCCGGACGTTTTGCTGGCCGAAGCCGCGATCGCGGGCGCCGCCTGTGAATAGGCGGGCGTCGGGATCGTGAAGTTCAGCGGAGCGTATTGTCCGAGCGTCAGCGTTTTTCCGGTGACGACGTTGACCGCGCGGGAAACGGCATTGACCGAGCCGCCGATGAGTACGCCTTCGGCAAGGTTCGGGCTCATGCCCTTCAAAAGCCACGCGCCGGCAAAACCGATTGCCAGAGCGAAGCCCACGCCGGCCCATCCCGTTCCGAACGTCGGGGAAACCATGCTCGGGATCGTCCCGGCCGCCATTGCGCCGCCGATCGCCCCGGCAACTTTCACCGCGAGCTGGTTGATGCTGCCCGAGGCGAACGGATTTTTTCTCCTGTGATGCGCCATAAGAAATCCTCCTTCCCCGCCGTGTTTTTCCTGAGATGACTTACGCCGTCGGCGAACTTCGTAAGTCGGATTGACGAGACGGACGATCATGTTTTTACCCCCCGTGAAAGTCCCCGGTAAGGGGAGCTTTCGCGGAATTGTCAGCCTCTCAAACTAATCGGGCGCTCCTGTTGCTCAGGAGCCGCCTGCAAAGTGGCGTCGCCAAATTGATCCGCGATGTCGTAGCGTCCGCCCTTGAAAAACATTTCGCCCGTGTAGGGATCGACGAGCAATGCCATTTTCGTGCCGTCGAAACTCGTGAGCGATGAAATGGGCAGCTTGTGCGTGCCGAGCGTGCCCCAGCCCTTCGATCCAATCGTCAGGACCGCGATGATTT